AGAGTATAGTTCTTGAAAGTTTGCATTTATTTTTTCACTGGCTTCGCGGAGAGTATCACCACTTCCGTCGTTTGCAGAACCGCCAGTATTTAGAATTTTTCTCGACATTATAGGTTTCCGTTATGTGTGGTCTGATGCGTCTAGGGTTTCGTATTCTTGAGAGAGGTCTAAACCTTCATCATCCAAAGTTGGTGGTCTTACGCCAGCCCAATCTGCGACTGTAACGAAGTCATCAACCAACTGTTGCAGAGATACATTTTCGTATCTGTCCAAAGTCTCTAGAGAACTTACAATGATACCTGTACCCGTATCCCTTTGCGCTTGTGTTCTAACGTCTACTGCATCATTCTCTTCCATAGTAAGTAGAGAATAATTAGGTTGTACGTGCTTACCTAGTGCAGTTGCCTCAAGAAGTATAGCATAATTAGGAACTTCTAATGGGTCTACGGTTAACCCTGCCTTTAAATCAACACTTGCAACTGATTGTGTCTCTGTTTCGGCAGCGAGGTAGAACCCAGCTGGGTGTATCAACTTAGTATATAGGGTTTCATAGTCACTCAAGGACATACCTGTTTTCAAAAGAACTGAAAATATCTGGTATTTCTTATCGTCCTGTATATACCTCAATGACTGAGGTCCAATTAATGAACCGCCAGGCTTGTCATTTAATATGAAAATGTTTTTCTTAGGATAACTTATTTCTACATTTTCACCATAAAATGCTTTAAAAAACTGTTCGGTGGATATGGCAGTACCCTTAGCGCGGTAAAGGTCAGCAAGAAGTCTTGCCATCAACCGTGGACTCTGATGGAATGATGACGTTTCTAGTCCGTCACTTATCTCTCCTATCAGTTGATCCAAATAACTTAATTCGGTACTAGAGATATTTCTTACATCAAACAAGTTATGGATTTGTTCGGTTATAGAAGTATTCGTTTCTTCTCCGGTACTCTCGTAATACTTCTCTAGAAATAAAACTAGTTTAGGGTATTCATCTACGAAAAACTCTGGTAGTACCTGAGATACCTGACTCTGGTAAAACTTAGGAGTACTTCTGTATTGTCTGGATATGTTAGACATTATAGTATAGTCCTAGTAGCCCCTGCATCTATGTACCCCGTAGTCGACGATACACTCTCATCTAATGTTATGATGTAATTGCGTAGTGGACTAATTGTGCTCTGATTTGCAGGCACCGCTGATATTCGAATACCAGTTCCTACATAACCATCCTTGTCAATACGTATTGAATTAAGTAATACGGTTCCCTTCACTGGGTCATACGTACCAATGTTATTAATAACAACTGCACCGTCAAGGTCTTGTAGTTGCAATTGAGTTGAACCCAATAGGTTCTTGACTACAACGTTCTTACCATTTGACTTGAATATAGATGAGTTTATTGTATGGTCATCCTTGTCTGGCTCTGCAAGCAAGAATGGGAATGTTATTGTGTGATCTTTTTCTATGTACGATAGAAGTGGTCTACCTAGTAGATTCTTCGATTCTTCGATTTCTGCAATTTGACTGTTAAGATCAATTCTTTGCTGTACTTTAACTGACATTTTAGAGTTAAGTATTGAAGACGACAATGAATCTATTTGAGTCAATAGGTTAGACCGACGGAAGACTGATTCAAATGTACCCAAAACATTATCCATATAATCTCTAATGAATGCGTCGACTTGAGCCTGTAATGCTTCGGTAGATGAAGGACTCTTTAGTGGGTCGATGTTAAACACTGTGGTCAATTCTAAGAACGTCATCTCTGGAGCAACGAACTCTGTATCGATTGACATAATAGATAGGTTGGATGTCAACTGGTCTTTGATATTCTGTTTAACTTCTTCTTCGACCGAAGGTGCCACTCCATCTAGGAAATTAAGACTGACAAATACCTTACCAAATTGTTTTGGTATATTATCATTACCACCCCATGCAATAACGTCACGTATGAAGTTACCGTAGTTTTTTGATATCAATGCAGTATAATCGTCTGCTGTTACTAGTCTGTTCTGTGCGGCAAATGACCTAGGTGCATTTAGTTTGATTGACGATACGTTTTCCTTCTCTGCACCACCACCGCTTGCTGCGATAACTGATAC